AGGATGTCATCCAGCGAGGTGTTGCCGAAGTCTTCCCAGCCGGCGCCAGGGGCGGTGAGGTCTGCGGGAAGGTCGGTGATGGGAGCCTCTGCGGTCGAGGTGGTGTTCAGGTAGAATCGACCGTTAGAGACGTTCACGACCTTGGTGTTGTCCAGTGCCATGCTTCTCCTTCTGAAACAGGAAAGCCCGCCCCCAGGTGGGAGACGGGCTGTACGGGTAGGGTGTTGGGAGTTAGCTCTGGTCGAAGAACCTGACGAGCTTGACCTTGAGCTGGTAGCGCCAAACCCTCTGAGGGAGGTCGGCGTACTGGACTGGTCCGGCAGAGTCAGCGAAGTCCGCTTTCCTGGCCGGTTCAGCCACGAGTCGGTAGTTTGTGATCCAGGAGCCGTTGATCACGGTCTGGTTCAGCCAGGCATCGCGGAACACGATGGCAACAGCTTCCGACAGCTGCGCGCCGGCGAGGTCGCCGTCTGGGTCTTTGGTGAAGCAGTCGATCTGGAGGACTGCCACTTCAGTGAAGCCGCGCGGGTCTCCCTTGTCGGCTCCGTTGCTCAAGTCCTTGCGGACGAGCACTCCGAAGGTGGGTGCCTTCGGCGGGAGCAGGGACCAGATCGGGACACCCTCCAACTCCTTACGGAGCAAGGGGAGGGCGAACTGCTCGATGGTGTCGTGCTTGATCTTGGAGGTGACGGACTCAGGCAGATCCATTGATCACTCTCCGATCTCAGGGAAGGCGGCATGCAGGGCCTTGGTCTCAAGCTCGATCGCCCATGCAGCGTTGTCGCCGGACTCGTCATTCAGATCGACGTACCAGTCAACGTCACCGTGCTCGACTTCGATCTTGGAATCGCCCTTGTCTCGGTGGGTCAGCAGGACCCCATGTGCTACTGCCGCACGCTCTTTGGCGACATCCTTCAGGGCGCCCTGAACGCCATCCATGTTGGCCAGGTACTCTTCGAGCTGGACGCCGCCGATGTAGTCATCAACCTCGATGTCAGCCATCGTCAGGTCGCCGCCTCAGGTCGAAGGTGAGGTGTCGTACACCCCGCACTCCCCAGTGGATCTGCGGCGGTGCAGTGATGTCCCAGATGTCGCCGGGCTCATCGCTGAGCTCGACTGCACCCCAGACATTGAAGTCGTCGGTCTCCAGGAAGTCCACGACGATGCGCCGAATGTCGATCGTCAGCTGGCCCGGGACCTCGGCGCGGGAGCTGCGCAGCCACCACCCGGCATAGGGTCTGACGACCGGATTGTCCCAATCGACAACCCACTCCTCATTGCCCATGATGTTGTCGGTGCTCAGTGCGCGCGGGTAGATCGTTGCGGTCCTGCCGCCATACTTGCGTTGGTAGCTGGCCATCGGATCACAACCCGCTGCTGATCACATTGGGCCAGTTGTCGTAGCCTCTGCGATGGAACGGGGGGTAGTTGCTGGAGTTCCAGGCGTACGTTCCGACCGAGCCGAACTGGGGGACCGCGCTATTGCCAGCGGCCACGCTCTCGATCTGCTTGATCTCGCTCTCGGCGAAGTGGGCGGAACCGGCCTGATCATCCCGCTGGTCGGACCACGCCAGGGTCTCATCACCAGCACGGGACTGGGTGAAGGCATCGGGGTTCTTCATGTACCGCGAGGCAGCACGGAGGATGATCGACTTCACGACCGAGGGGACGCTGGTGTCGGTCCAGGATGCCGAGCCGTAGAAGTTGGCATCGTCACTCAGGTCGGCCAGTGCGTTCGTGGCGATGGTCTCGTAGTTGGGCTGCGAGGTGATCTCGTCCTCAAGGCGAGCGCTCAGGTCTTCAAGTTTGGCCAGGGCCATGTCGCCTCCAGTTGGTGAGTCGATCTTGCTTGGCATGCCTCGTAGGAGTTGAACCCACGCTTCTGAGGTTGGAGCTCAGCGTGCTGCCGTAACACTTGAGGCATTCGGGGCCGTCAGGCCCGTTCGTACTTGCAGGGTTCACGGAAGGCTCCGCGCACATACCCGCCGACCATGCCCTCCGCAAAGGACTTGTCATTGCAGGAGAGCCAGGGGAGGTGGGCCTTCTCGTGGAAGTCAGATGCATCCGGGCCGACCTTCGCATTGAGTCCCTGGATACCCTCGCCGCCAGCACCGGCCACGGGGTAGAAGCCGGGATAGTCGCAAGAGCGATCCACCGGGTACTCGCTCAGCACCTCGCCGAGCTTGTGACGGTCAAACAGGAGTGGAACGTGGCCCTCATAGCAGAGGATGTCCCCGTGGCCCCGACCCCTCATCCAGGCAGCCGTATTGCGAAGCGCCTGGAACCAGGTGTTCCGGTCGACCGGCTTGCCCGCCAGATACTTCGAGGTCGGTCCCATGTGATACGGAGACCACGAGGTGACCGGCTCCATTGCGAAGTAATCGTCATTGAGGATGACGACCCGATCGGAGAGTCGATCATCCGCGCATAACGCCGAGACCTTCGACCTGATATCGGCGAACTTCTCGGAAGCCCGAGGGGCGGGGACATGCCCGACACTCTGTAGCCAGTCAGGCATCTGCCCAACGATCCACAGGTTGCCGAACATGCCCTCCGCGTTCTCGGCGATGGAGCGGATGCTGTACCTCAGTGGCAAGTTGTCGGTCTCGTGGACCAACCATGCAAGGTCAGGTACAGTCATCCGCTTCTCCGATCAGATCAGGCCGCGCTGGAGCTAGAGCTGGACGAGGACTCGGACGAAGCCTCGTTCCACAGGGAGCCGATGCCCAGGTTGGAGGCGATGGTGTCATTGCCCTCCGAGGCACCTTCCAGGGTCAGCTTCACGCCGCGCAGGAAGGCCGGGGTCTGCGAGACCTTCTCCTGGCCAGCGGTCTCGTCCCAGTAGTTGTAGACGTCCTTGACGGACTCGGTGCCATACAGGGTGTCCACGACGGACTGGTCCTGGAGGTGGGGCAGGTTGAACTGGCGCATCCAGCGCAGACCGAAGCCCTCGGCGCTGTAGGAGCGACCGAACTCGACCGAGTTGGGGACCGCCGGCTGCGCGGTGCGCAGAACGAAGGCGCTCGGGACGAAGGCGTAAGCCTCGCCACTCTTGACCGCCGAGCTCCGAACGATGCGGAAGCCGAACAGGTTGCCCAGGGTCGCCTCGTGCAAAGCGGTGGCAGCCTGGTTGTCGCCAACATTGCTGGCGAAGGTCAGCTTCTCGTCCGACAGCAGGTCAGCCTCGAAGTCGTCACCGATCAGCAGGATGCGCTGCTCAGCCGGAACGCCCAGGGCGTTCAGCACGCGACGGGCCTCGATCAGGCCGCGACGGTGGTTGGTCGAGACACCACCGATGGTGAACTCGTACGGGGCGTCCTGGATGCGCGCAGCGCAAGCCTGGTCGATCTGGGCGGCAACGGCGCGGCCCTGGTAGGGGACCAGCGAGTTCGCGTCGCGCAGGTCGAAGTTAGCCTGCTCGTCGGTGATCTCCACCGCGCTGTAGGCGTGACCCGCCAGCTTCACGTCCACAGTGGACTCGCTGTAGGTGTCGAAGGTCAGGCTCGTGGTGCGATCGTTGATGGTGTTCGCGTCGGCGTCACCGGTCGCATCGTTGGTCTTGCGGAACAGGTAGCTGTGCGCCGGCAGGCGACCCGGAATCCGCACGGTCACCGTGTGGTTGCGAGCACCCTGGAACTGGGCGAAGTTGCCCTTGTTGAGCAGTTGAGCGACGGTCAGCTCGGTGTTGAGCACCGCCACGTAGCCCGGAAGCAGGTTCTCGGGCAGAACGAAGGTATGTGCCATGATGGCTACAGGCCCTTTCTCTGAATCTTAGGTTGGGGAATCAGAAGTGCTTGCGCTGTGCGACGGCCCATGCCGCTGCATCGAACGCAGGCTCCTGGTTCTCTTCGGGGTCCAGGCCACCCGAGGGGGTGCCCGGTGTGCGTCCGGCAGGCTTGGGTGCAACCAGCGACTTCAGCGCCTCGGCATCTGCACGAATCTCTTCCTCGGTTGTTCCCTGAAGCCGGGAGGCCAGGGCGTCGGGAATGCCGAACTCGTGGGCGATGCTGGTGACGATGAGCTTGTGCTGGGTTTCAGCAAGCTGGTCCTGGATGGTCTGGAAGTCCTCTGGCGTCTTCGCCTTGGAGAGGGCGTCCTGTGCTTCGCGGAGCTGGGTGCGGTATGAGGCTGCTTCCCGGTTCGCCTTGGAGATCCGTTCACGAGCCCACTCAGGAAGCGCTGATTCGTCTTCTGAGGGCTTCTCGTTCGAGGGGGTACCCTCGGTACTGGTCTCCTGCTGCTCGGGCTCCTGAGCGGGCTCCTGGCCCTCCACAGTGGTGCTCTCATTCTCAGCTTCGGTCTGCTGGTCTTCTGCCGGGTCCATCTGGTTGCCTCCTGGGCGTGTGGTTGTGAGTTGTCGCCGCCTGGGCGCTCACTTGTTCTGCTTGGCGCGGATGTGCTTGCGCCACTTCGAGAGGGCCTGTTTTCCACTGAGCCCTGAAGTAACCTGTGGCCACTCAGTTGCGTACTGGCGGTTCAGGCTGAACTGGGGATCTTCTTCGACCTGATCCAGGGAGAAGATCGGAACTGCTCGGCAGTGGCAGTTGTTGTGGTAGTGGTCGCTACCCTTGCCGGTTGCCGTGAGGGAGGAGTTGTAGAGCGACTTCGGTGCGAGCTTGAGCTTGCCGTACTTGACCTGAAGGCCACGGCCCATCAACATCGCGCACCAGCCGCAGGGGGTGTCGATCGGATTGGTGTGGACCCGCATGAAGCCGACGGCCTTGGGGTCATTCAGGCCGATGGCCTCCATGACGTGCCGAGCGGCATCGAGAGAGTTCTTCTCGACCGTCGCAGCAGCCTTGGACCCCTGCTTCTTCTTGAGGTCCTCGGACTGCTGGTCAACATCGAGAGCGCGTTGCTCCCGGTCGATCGCCTTGAGATCCTTGACGGCCTTGCCGCCGATCCCTGCAAGATCACTCCGGGTGATCTGCTCGATCAGCTTGTCGAGATCATTGAGCTTCTTCTCGATGTCCTTGATCTTGTCGATCGTGGTGCTGCCATCACCGGAAGACTTGGGTCGCTTCGGCATGGCCTCGGGGGCGAGAGCCTCAACCTGCTTGTAGAAGTCCTTGCGCAGGTCGTCCAGGGATTCCTTGGCGGCCTCGTGGACTGCCTCGCGGACCTGGCCGTTGACGGCTACCTCGAAGTCCTGGATCGTGCTACCCGTCCACAGCGCTCGGATCAGCCGGTAGTACGGGATGGCCAGGCGCTTCGCGTGGGACCTGCGCAACCCGGCCACCTTCAACACCTTGTCGATGTATCGAGTGATGGCCGTGGCCGCATGGCTGGGATGCGGTGGCACATCCCGCCACAGGTCCAGACTCTCAGCTGCGGACTTCAGGCCGAGAGCCACGAAGGCTGCCTGGTAGATCCTCTCAATCTCGGCTATCTCGCGCTGGCGGTCCGGAGGAATCGTCATTGCTCACGTCCTCCTGGTTGCTGCCGAAGGAGTTCTGCTGTACGAGCGACTCCGGGTACTGGGCCTCCAGCTGGGTCTGCGTCGGGATGGCCCGGTTGATCGCGTCGCTGAACTGCCTCTCCGGATCGGACTCTTCAAGTAGATTGCTCCACTCTTCAAGTTGACCCTGCGTGACGCCCGGAATCATCTTCCAGAGGCCCTGCGCTGGCACGGACAGGTTGGTCCGCATCTTGCCCAGGGCGTCGGCCACACGGGAGATACTGGTCTTGTCCAGGTCGCGCCAGATAACCTCGGCTGCTTCGTCCTCGGCTGCGGCGGTGTCCCCTTCGAGCTCAGCGGCGATCCGGAAGACGCGCTCCCAGGACTCGCCGAACTGGGCCTGGAACTCTGCCACCTTGCGGGACAGGGCTCGCTCGGCAGCAGACAGCGCCTCGGCGGACAGGTTGGCGATCTGGCCGAGCAGGTAGTCAGGCGGCATCTGGGTCACAGAGGACAGGTGCCGGATGCTCATGTCGATCGAGCTGATGTAGCCATCGAGCGGGGTCTCGTCCAGCTGGCCGAACTTGGTCTCGGGGTCGGCTGCGAACATGAACCGCTTGGCGTTGGCCTGGATCGGCTGCGCCTCGGGCTGGCCGGTGACCGGGTTGATCACCTCGACCATATGGTCCAGGACGGGCTGGCCATCCTCGTCGTAAACGACGTTGCCATTCTCGTCGGTCTGCCAGATGGGCTTCTGTCGGATCGGCGGAACCATGCCCGAGATAGTGCGGACCTTGAAGGCCCCGCCACTCTGGACGATCAGCAGGTCGAACACGGACTGGTTGATCCGATCCTGAAGGGGGATCAGTGGACGGACCAGGCCGGTCGTACGGCCATCGAGGTCAACGTCACAGGTGAAGCGGGTCACCGGGCAGGAGGTCGAGCCGTGGGCGCCGAGATCCTGGATGCCGCCAGAGAGGGCCTCGCACCCCTTGAACTTGATCGCGTACTTGTTGGTGCTAGTCCACATGAGCGCGGTGCCAGGGATGGTCTGGGAGGTCCCGTCGGGGTGGTTGACGGTGCGCTCGGGGCGCACGACCGTCAGTGCCGCAGTCGGGATGAGGTCGTTCGCAGTGTCCTCGTAGAGGGCTGCCGTCTTGCGCGGGCTCAGCGTCCTGGTGCGGGCGTGATCGCCCTCCATCTCGGTGATGGTGAAGGCGTGGCCGAAGGTCAGTACGGAGCGGTACAAGGGGTGCTGACGGGCATCCAGGCCAGAGCGCTGCCAGTGCCTCCAGGAGGCCGTCTCGTGCTCTTCGTCGGCATCGCCGGC